ATGTCTTCATCAAACTTGCTGATTATTATACAGTCTCAATTGATTATCTCGTTGGTCGTGGAAAAAAGTGAAATTACAAAGAACAAAGAATGTGCATTGCACATTCTTGCGCCTGCGGCGTTGCTAAGCGCCAGTGGCGCTTGTTTAGCAAGGACCGAAGTGGAAACGTAGACCGCTTGCGACATCTACATTGTACGCCGCAGTGCGCATCCTAAGCGGAGCGTTTTTTATATATTAGGAAAGGACTTTCCTAATATATAAAAAAATCTCTGGATATCTTGCAAACATTGAATTTGTAAGATATTCAGAGATTAAGTTCGATGCCGCTGGCCGGCTACTCAATGCATATAAATAGGTACAAACTAATGTGAAATAACGTATTTTAAGACGTTTTCAACTTTGAAACCGTATATCAAAGTACAATATTCTGCCCCTTTTTTGCCCCTCATGATACAATATTCAATCCCCCAGGGACAAACGCTCTGGGGGATCCTTTTGAAACCACAACTATTGATTCGGCCAGTTATGCTTTTTCCTAAGTAAGTTAAGTATAATGCGATATGGTGATTATTCATTCTGCTGCATATATCCATTCTTTCCGAACATGTACTTCTTACCGCCAATTACTAATGTTTCATCACAAGCCATTTCTCCATTATCTTTGAAGTAATACCATGCTTCTGGCAGTTTTAACCATTTATTTTTGTACATCGCTCCAAGCGGCATATCTTTTGTGGCTATTGTATTGTACCAGTAATAATCATCTCCTGCCTGTCTCCATCCGGTAAGCATCTGGCCTGTCTGATAACGTCTGTCTTCTCCGGATTTAACAAGATAATAGTCGTTACCGGCATATCCTTTTAACTCACCTTCCAGTAGTGTTCCCTGTGCATGTTTTCCTTCTCTCTTCGGTCGTAGATAGAAATAGTTTCCACCTGCCAGAACCCAACCGGTTAACATAGCCCCAACCGGTTTCTTTGGTGCGACTACTCCATCATTCAGGAAGTACCATTCCCCGTCAATCTTATTCCAGCCGGTCCGCATTCCCCCTGTTCCGTTAAGCCAGTAGAAATTTCCCTGGTACTGAATCCACTGATTCTGGACAACGTACCCTTTCTCGTTAAACCAGTAAAATGTCCCTGCTATTTTTCTCCAACAGTTCCGTGGATAGCTTCCATCCGGATCCTGCCACCAGTCACCGACTTTATCTTTTATCCATTTTCCCGTCGTTTTTTTCGTCACAATAATTCCGAAAGCCCTGAGGATTCCTTCCGCGATTTCCGCAATATGATCATTAAAAATTTTTCTGTCCTGATCATTGTCAATAAATCCGCATTCCATTAAACGATAATTCAGCCCTCTCTTGGCAGCCCGGTCTACATTTGCCAGGTCAGAACGATACTTGATATTCTCGGCTCTTCCCGGCATTAATATAGAGATAAAAAGAGCAAGTGACAAATCGTATTCGTCTGGAGCGAATCCCTCTTTGATGATGATATGTCCGCCTCGTGCCGATCCACCGCCTGCATCCATATGCAGCTCTAAAATGTTTGAATCTTCCGAGAAGTTGTAAGTACTTATCAGTTTATCTCTGTACCAGTTTTTACTCGTATCCCCAAGAATGACCGCTTCTCCGCCAAGTTCTTTAATTTTGGCGGCCAACGCTCTGACACGTTCTGCTTCTGTATATCCACCACCATCGGCTCCCGGATCCCCTTCACCGTGTCCACAAATAATAAATAACTTCATATTGCTCTTCCTTTCATGTCTTCTATGCATCTCTTGCACCGGTACAATTCTACTTTTTCTTATATGCATTCCGATTCCACATTTCTGTCACACGTTCCCAGCCGCCTGTGCTGACCAGGTAAACTATAAAAGCGGCAATGAATGATGCAAAAATATAATACCACTCAATTACTATCTGATAATAGGTACACAAGACGATTACTGCTACTGGTGTCAGGATCAGTGATGTGATCAGTGCCACAACATTCGTCTGCACTTTTTTCAGTGCCGGCATCTCCTTGATTGCCTGCACGATCACGCTGACCAAGAAAGCCAGCACTCCAATTCCTGCCAAAATGTAACTCATGTACTGCATTAATGCTTCAATTTCCATAATTTTATTCCTCCTATTTAAGACCAATCTGCATCGCTACAATTCCAATCACAAGACCAAGGGCTGTGGTCAGTACATACTTAACGACAGTGCGCCACATCTCCCCGTCTTTTCCTTCAAGAGCTTCCAGTCGTTTTCCTTGCTTTTCCTGCTCTTTCACCATGTTTGCCATATTGTTTGCAAGTTTCTCCACGGATGTTGCAAGGGAGCTGATCTCCTTTACCGTCTGCTCAAGAGAATCGATTCTCTTGTTCTGCCTGTGCTGCTCATCATCAATTCTTTTGGCGAACTCTGCATGCTCTTCTCTTCCTACATATTCCATCACCATTCTCCTTAAATACTTATAGTTCTGATTTTGTTTTAGCTTCCAATCGCAATCCAATTGTATGTCGCGTTATTCATGAATTTATATTCTTTCACTGATTCTGTCCAAGAGAATGTACCACCAGACACGCTAAAACCAGACCTATCTGTGATTCCACAAGGTTTTGAGTACACGCTGTAATCACCACAGAATGTCACCTTTGCTTTTTCTACATCTGCGGAATACACAGCAGTAACAACACCTACTGATGTGATTTTATCAGCATAGATTATCAGCTTATCAATCTTAGACAAGCCAGTATTGATAGTAGGAGATGATGTTGTTCCAGTTTTTACCTGTCCGCCGCCAGAATCTCCACCAGATGCTTCCATTGTGCCAGTAGCAACACCATCCTTGGATGTGAATCTCTTACCTTTTCGCACATCTTCTGGTGTTGCATCACCGAAGAATCCACCTAATGTGCCATTGCCATAGAGCCGAAACGAACCTCCATTTTTTAGGTACGCTGATGCGTTGCTAAGAGAAACATTGCTCAAAATCATAATAAGGTCTTTGCTATCTTTGGTCAAAGTAATTCTTCCCGCACCAACTGTAGGCTTGCTTGCATTAAGCGTTGCCATACTTCCAGTGACTTTTTCGCCACCAACATAAGCTGTCTTACCCGATACAATGTCCTCTGATAATGCTGTAGCATCTGATGTGTCGATTCCGCTTGACTGTATCATCGTTCCGACAATTCGCTGTCCGCTACTATCATGAGCTGTAGCACCAGCTAACAGATTTTCTGGTGTCACAGTGTCTTCTGCAAGATTAATTAGCGCACCAACTATCCTTTGTCCAGACCTATCGTGAGCTGTTGCACCTTCTAACAGTTGGTCTTCTGCAACTGTATCCTCCGTCAAATCAAGTAATACCTTATCTGCATATTCTACTTTATTTACGTCCATATTTTGCTCCTCTCTAACTAACCGATTGTTACTGTAAGCCCACCTGCACTGTTTTCCGACTCAACATAAGGAATCTTTTCAACAACTACCTGTGAGAGACAGTTATAGCCTTCGTCCGGAAGAACCGTCTGCTGTGTGCTATTTGGTGTTACTGTCTTTGATTGTGGCTTCATTCCTTCGCTACTGGACATCGAGCCTTTAACTCCCAAAATCGTGATTCCTTCTCGAATGTTTTTGGCGACAAGTTTTGCCTGTTCTTCGCTATCAATTGTTACATTTCCAGATCCGTCATGATAGCCTTGTGCGATAGCATAGCTTTCTGCAAGAGTCTTAATTGTTCCGGTCGCAGCACCGTTATTCGGCATCGTTCCGACAATTTTTGCCCCTCTTGCATAAGCTGTTTTTCCTTTTAAAATCTCTGCTACCGCCACAGTAGCATCATTAGAGTCCACGTCATACGTGCACACTCCTGTGACAACTTCTCCATCTTTTCCATGCGCTGTAGCACCTTTGAGAAGTTTGTCTTCCGTTACTGTATCGCCTGTTAAATCAATTAATGTTTTTCCACCATATACTACTTTACTTACTCCCATGTTTATACCTCATTTCCTATATATACTGTTGATCCGCCTGACTCATTGCTTACATCGAAATACGGAATCTCTTTCACTATTACATCCTCTGTTAGGAATTTCTGTCGTGTCTCAAGTTTCTGCTCTGTTACTTTTGGGACAACCTTGTATGTACCCTCATAATAATCTACTTCTTTACGTTCCGTGGCTTGCTGGAAGTGTTGAAATTTTGCCTGAAAGCCATTCTTGCTTTTACTGAATCCAACTTCAATCTTTCTCTTCTGCTCACTGAATTTTAGTTCAAGTCTCATCAGATTACACCATCCTTCAAAATCCTACCAACATGCACCGCTATAATGTCTGATGCAAGTGCTTCTCCTTCTTTTGTCCGCACCCGTACCTGTATTTCAGCATGTGAATTACAACATGATTCCAATTTCAGAGTGTCTTCCTGCGACAGATTTACTTTCAGTAACTTTCCTGAATGGATACATTCTGCAAAATTCTTTTCAAAAACTGCTTTCTGGTTCTGGGATATCGTTACATACGCTTCTGCAATCAGTTCTGTATCAAATGGTAGTTCAAATTCTAGAACAGGTGTTGTTCCTCGTATCATTTAATCCCCTCATTTCTTCGTGTATTTAACAGTCACTAATCCTGCGTAGCTGCTCCAGTTAGTTCCAGTTGACACGATGATATTTGCTCCATTCCCCGTTATTCTAACGCCGATAGAATTAGCAACAGCTTTTGGATCCACATATGGGATGGGATAACTTGCACCGCCACTAAATGCAAAACTATTTTCTGCATCAATCCAGATATAATTGGCATCGGTAATACCTGTGCTTATAGACTTTGTAGTATTATTCGGCAGTGCTCCAATATTTATCATTTTCTGATAGATTGGTGCTGAATTAAGATACTGTCCTGTAAATGATTCAGGAATTTCTACTCCTACAGTAGTAGTATCTACTTTCTTCGACAATTTGCCATTTAATTCAGCAAATGTATCAACCATATTGAACACCTGTTTCACCTCTGTAATATTTAGTCCATTAATCGTGACCTGATACAGCGGCATGTCTGCAATCAGATCCCCCGCCTGAATATCTCCTGGTGTATATCCTGGTGCTGAAGGCGTTCCTGTAACTGGTGTACCCTGAATTACTTTCAGCGTAAGTGATTCTACTTTTGTACTCTGATTTCTGCTATATCTTGCAACAACAAGATCAATTCTTTTCATTCCCTGGGATCCATTCACAATTGTGAGAGAATCATAGGTGTTCTTTTTTATCGATGCAGCACATCCCTGATGCATAATAACTCCATCCCTGATCTTGATTTCATTATTCGATGAAACTTCTGCTTTTAACTGAGATCCCGTCCGCAGCACGTAGGATTCTGCTCCAAAGATTCCGATATTTATATCTCGGTCCTGCTCTGCCGTAACATGAGGACTTCCGACATATCCTGTAATAATATCCATTTATGTCTCTCCTTCCAATTTGTATTCTATCTTCTCTTTTCCATCCGATACCGTCCAGATTTTTCTTCCAATTGGCTTTTTCATACTCACACCAGTAAGATAATCTCTTCCACCTACAATGTCTCCAATGTCCATCGTTCCTTCGATTTTCTTCATTGTCATATCGTATTCTGTTTTGCTTTTTGATTTTAACAGCTTTTCTGTTCCATTCTTCAGAAGATCATCATACTCAGAACCAGAGCTATCATATATTTCAGCTATTTCATCAATTCCGAAAAAATACTGTGTCTGACTAATATTTCCCTGTCCATCAATATACAGATGAAGCACCAGGCGGTCTTTCAATTCTCCTTTTCCAAGACAAATCAGGTGATTTATTCCTCTTTTGTTGTTATCCATTGTGAATTGCATATTATTATCATTCGAGAACTCATATTCTGCTGAATAGTCTACAATAGGAACTGCTCTTACCCGTACATATCCTGACTCAGTTTTCTCTGACTGAATATACTTTATTTCCATACGATATCCTACTGATTTCAGCAGTTTTTGTAATCCAGCATACAACGTACAATAACGGTCAAACTGATAATTCTTCACCTGTATGCCTGTGTCTTCCTCTATGCCATAAAAGAGCCCAGGAAATGCTTCCTGAACTCTTCTCTGAATTATCTGGTTAAGTTCTCCGGATTCTACTGCATAGTCCTGATTACTTTCCGGCTGTATCACCTTCTTTGTCATCATTCCCCGCCAAGTATATCCCTTTACTGTAATACTGTTTGATTTGGTACTCGTATATAACTCCTGCACAATTCCACCATACTCAGTATCTGGGACATACACCTGACTTCCGAACTCAACCGTACCATTCCAACCGGATCTCTTAAATTCGATCTCAAAATCATTGATTGAGCTTTTCTCATCTTCTCCGATTTCCATGTCTACATTTGCATTTAAGATATATCCGAGCTCTTTGCCAATCGGATCCGTATAGATCAGTTCCATTCCGGCACGCTCCTTTCTTTGTATACCTTAATATCAAAGCCGAATTCACCACTCCAGTTAAGAGTCAGTACGCCAGACGGAATCAGTGCAAATACACTTTTGTCTTTCGCTCTTTTTGCGAAAATATTTTGCACAGTTCCATTTCTCAGATGCTTTGTGATCGTCTTCTCTCTGCTGGCGATTAATATATATTCACCTGCTTCTAACGTCTCATAAATCTGATAAGGATAACCGTTTATCAGTATTCTCGGATCAGCGCATGGACCATATATTACCATTTCAAAGTTATTATCTCGGAAATGATCGATAATCCAGTTCTGCGTTCCGGCACTCTTTCTTGAATAATCATAATTATACGTTATCGGATAGTCTAAGAATGTATATGGCTTTCCTTTATTTGTAGAATCAGGATAAAAGCTTTCCTGTTGCTCCATCGACCAGAATGGATACGGGCAGTATATTTCTATCTTGCAATCTGTACGACTATTATTTTCACCCGATACTTCATTGCTTGATTTTTTTACATATCCATCAATGTAGTATTCGCCATAGTAAATTCTTCCTGGAGTCAGATTGACCACATCGTATTCAAAAGCATTCGTAAGCTTATTAAGGATCTGCTTTCTTTCTTTTTCTTTGCCTCTCACGGTAAGAGTAATGTCATACGTCACCGGTTCTTTTGCAAAAGCATTCACCATTACACCCATTTCTCTTTCTGTTGTATTGGGTGTCCACTCATAAGCATGGAAATATCCGGAGGTTGCTCTCATTTTGTCTCCGATCAGATTGTATTCTTCTCCATTGGAGCATACATATTTAATCTCGATCATTCAAACACAACCCCCATTTCTCTCAAAGCTCTTGCTACTTCTCTGTCATTTAAATTTATAACTATACTGCCGTCTCCACGTCTGAATGTTGTTTTTAAATATTCCAGTAATGCTTCCAGCTTCTCTGCAATCGTGCTGTTCTGACTATCAGTGCTGCTTTTGCCAGAAATTGCAAGGTCCATACTTGTTTCAATTGGTTTTTTTACAGACTTCTGAAGCTCTGCTGCCGCATTGGATACTAATGTTGTCTTGCCAATCAATCCATTCGCAATTCCGGTATCGATCATCTCTCCAACATAAGCTCCCCAACGTGACGGTGAGTGAATTCCGAAGAATGCCAGAACATTTTCTTTAAATCCACCAAGAACACCTTTTACAGCATCCCATAGCATATGTGCCGCCGAACGAAGTCCGGATGCGATACCGCTTATGATATTGATTCCAATACTTCCCCAGTTCTGGCTCGTAAAAGCATTCACAATTGCACTGATGATCGCCGGTATCTGTCCGACCAAATTCGGAATAGCGCGTATCAAGCCTGCTGTCAGCTTAGCGATAATCGTAATACCACTCTGAAGAATCTGTGGAAGATTCTGACCAATTGACGCTACAAAACGCACGATTGCAGTCACTGCTGCCTGGGTGATCTGTGGCAAATTGTTTATGATTCCATTTACTAACCTTAAAAGCAGTCTTGCACCTGCGCTTAAAACAGTTGGAAGCATAGAAATAATCGTGTTGACAAAATACGTGATCACATTTCCTGCCATCGTTATTACTTGCGGTAAATTTTGCAAAATTCCGTTGACGATGTTGCTTATAAAATCTACACCCTTCTGCAATAAAGTCGGAAGCTGCTCCTGAATTCCGATATTAAACTGATCCATAAGCTGCATTGCGCTCTGATAAAGAGTTGGTATTCCTGTTGTGATTCCGCTTGCAATTTGTGGAATCAGTCCAGACACTGCAGCAAACAGTTGTGGACCAAGTGCCGTTACAAATGTAACGATTGCTGATGGAAGCGCAGATATAACATTCCATACTGCCGGAAGCAGATTTCCAACTGCAAAGGTTATGATCGTATTCGCCAGTTCATTAAGTGCCGGTCCTACATCCATTCCCAGAGCAATTTCTCCCATTACATTTTTAGCCGCTGCTTTCATCTGGTTGAACGATCCAGATATAGTCGTTGCCGCTTCTTTTGCTGTCGTTCCGGTAATGTCCAACTGTCCCTGGATTACGTGAATTGCGCTGTAGACATCTGATAGATTATCAATATTGTATTCCACGCCACTGATTTTCTGTGCATCTGCCAAGAGACGCTCCATCTCCGACTTCGTACCGCCATATCCAAGCTTCAGATTGTCCAGCATCGTATAGTTCTGCTTTGCAAATCCCTGATATGCATTTTTGATGTCTTCCATGTTGGTTCCCATCTTATTTGCATTATCAGACATATCTACCATTGCCATATCTGCCACATCTGCAGCTTTGGAGGTGTCGCCAGCAAGGGAACTAAGAAGGCTCGCTGAAAAGCTTGTAGTTAGTTCCATGTAGTCATTTGCACTCATTCCTGCTGTCTGGTATGCTTTTGCCGCATTTGCTTTCACTTTATCGGCAGAATCTTTAAATAATGTTTCGATTCCACCAAGACTCTGTTCGAGTGCTGCACCTTCACTGATGCTCGCCGACAAAGCTTTTCCTATAGCTGCAGTAGCAATTACTTTTTTTATCATGCCAACCATTTTCCCACCGAAAGAACTTCCAGCAGAGTCCGCTTCTGGCTCTAATTCTTTCCGAATTCTTCCTTGTATTCCTTCGGCGGACGGTATGATCTGCACATATGCCTTTGCCAGTTCTGTAGCCATCTTATTCCTCCTTTCCCGTCAATCTCGCCCATTCTCTCTCAAAATCTTCTCCAGAATCAAATGTCTGAATTTCTTTAGATTTTTCCTTTCCATCGCCCAAGATCATTCCAAGCAATGACTTCGGACGGTTTTTCCCGGTCGCTCCATCCTCAGATTGCAGCCAGGCAGTCGTGCGCGTTCCATCCGCAATAGCCGCCATAAGCATTTGTTCCGGTATCGGCTCAATCCCTGCTATTTTCATTTTAATTCTCGAATTTTCCCTCAACCCACAAGAAAAAGTCGCTACCATTCTGCACGGCAACGACTTATAATCATAAATACGATATGTTTCTGCAAGATCGCACAAAAGTGCGTCCTTGTCAAGATTAAGCATGTAGGCGAGGGCTAAGAGTTTTTTCCTTCTTTTACATTTCCGAAAATTTCTCCGATTTCATTCATCATTTTCGACGCCGGAACCCTTCCATTCTCCATTCGCAAATGTTCTTTCAGGAGTTCTTTTTGTTCTGTTCCAAGAAGACGGTTTAATACGCTGATCGTTTTTGTCATGTCCCCTTTATCCATTTCGCACAGATCTTCCAGAAGCTCATAATCATCCAGTGCCGCCTCATCTAACTCATACTCAAAACCACTGCTTGTTTTTCCCTTCATTATTTCTTATTCCCCTTAATATATTCGTAATGTGTCTGTCCGTTCGCATCCGGTACTGCCGATAACGTTGTCTCGTATCCAATCGCATCATCGTCCTTATATACAATGTCTCCGACTTCCGTAATGCTTGCACACGGAATAACGATACGCTTCACTGCGTCTTTCAGAATCATATCCACAGCCCACGCATTCTGTTCCGCTTCATCTGCATTTACTTTTACCGTAATCCCTTCCTCAAGTGTTCCGGTAACATTATCATCTCCGTAAACACTCTTCAGGACCTCTACATTCAAGGCTTCGATCATCGTAAACTTAAAATTATCTTTCTTACTGGTCTGCATATTCAATACAGTATCGCCGCCCCAAGCATTTTTGTTGTCAGTTTCCGGACTATTAGAATTAGTGAATCCATCCTCCGAGCAATATCCAAGTGACTTAAATGCTGCATTTAATGCTGTGGTTGCATCTGTTGGCAATGTTGTTCCGAGCGGTGCTCTAAAAATCGCGCCGCCTACTTTCGGCTTACCTGTACTTACATTTTTAGCATCTGACATTTTTATCCTCCTTCATCAGAAATGAACCATATCATATACAGCCTGATACCGATATTTCTTCCTTGTTGTATCCGTATAGTTGTAGTCGCTGTTAAGCTGGCACTTACTGATATCATCCATTTCAACAATTTTTTCCATTGCTTCTTTCACTCTTTCATTGAGTGATGCCGCCCCATAAAGGGATCCTGAATAAGACTGGATAGCAAGAGTTGCTGATGCAATATGATTTTCTTCGCCAGATCCAGTCTTTTCAATCAGTACATATTCCTCCGGAAATCCCGGTTCTTCTTCCATCCTTACCGGAATATCAAGCTTGTCTTCCAGATATTCTCTAACTTTTTCCTCGATCATTTTTTTCTACCCATTGCTTTCAGCAAGCTATTGTTGCCGTCGTCTCCATTTATTTTTACAATCGCTCTCGTTTGCGCCACATACGACTCTTTCTCTGCATCTGATGATATTTGATTTGCCTGTTCCAGCAAAATTGCCTGCATCTCTGCAGATTTCATCAACTCTCTTACACCGGATCGATTTAACTCAACTTTCGTTTTAGCCATAACGCTCCACCATCCATCTCTGATTCCATCTTCCTGGAATATTTTCTTCAATTCCCTGTTGAGGGAAGCCAATTACCCGCCATGACGCACCAAAAAAATCCACTCTGCAGTCTTGCCAGGTATGCGTATCTCCTTTTGGAATTGCGATATTGTAGACTGCTTTTTTTCCGGTAATATTAAACATATCCAGCACTTCTGTTGTCGATGCCGGAGCAACCAACACGTCTTCCACGGTCACAGGTGCCTCTGTATATATCGGATGTCCGAATGTATCTGTCCCACTTGCGGTCCGTTCGTAAAGCTTCACCGGTATTCCTTTAATCATTAGCCTCTTCCTCCTGCATCAAATCCGAATATGGATTAAAATAGCCGATTCGATTCCCGACACCAAGGATTTTCTTATCCAATTTAGTCAGATACAATTCGCCGCTTCCATTTGCATTTGTCCAGGTCTGCGAATATACCATTGCTGTCGTAGTTGTCTGTGTCGTTCCAATAGGTACACCTTCCTCTCTGCTTCCGAGTGTCCGGATAACCATATTACATGACACTAATTTCTTTGCCTCGTCTGTAGCATTGCGGTTATATGCATCAATGATGATCGCTGCATCCTCCAAAAGTGCCGTTACATAATCTGTATCCGGAATATCTGTTCCTTTTCGTTTCCAAACATCCTCAATTGATGCGTATGCCATTGTATCACCTACTTTTTCGCTGTTTGTGTTCTCTTTCTGGTGTTCTTAGCTGATGCCTCTTTCTTTGCTTCGACTGGTTCTTCTATATCTGGAATCTCTGAGTCTTCTGTCGGTTCTTCGAGCTCTTCCACAGGTTCTTCTGTATTTTCAGCTTCTGCAACTCCTGTTTCTGTTTCGCTATCCTCGATCAAATTCTCGGTTTTTTCTTCAATAATCGGCTTAAACATTGTGGAGTCTAACACATCGTCAGACTCCACTACAATTCCAGTTTGTTTGTATAAATATTTCATATTACCCTTGCTTTGTGTATTACACATACACACACGACACCTTATATATATTAAATATTGAATGTTACTTCTGTTACTTTGTTACCATGCAACTCATTTAAAAGGCAATTCTTCCTGTGCCACGCGTTCGAATCCATCTGCGTCTTTTGATTCGTCCAGCTTGATCCACACGCAGCGAACCGTTTTCCTTTCAATCTTCTTGAGTTTGGTCTGATTCTTCCCATCTGTCTGCAACAAGGCATTTTTATCTGCCCAATTCATAAATGCCTTATAGGAAAATCCTCCGCTCGCACAGAGATCTCTTGCCGCCTGCACATACATGATGGCATATCCCTGTTCAATAATTCCCCACTGCTCCACATTTACAGATGAGTCAAAACGCTGACCATTCATGCTGATTTTGTCTAGTATATAATGATAACAGCGTTCATGTTCTGACACCTCTGCTTGGCTTGCAAGCATCTTTTTAGCGCTCTCTATATCAATGTACTCACCGTCACAGAATATCCGCTCTGTGGCGATCTTGTCCGCTGTCAAAATCACTGAAAGCGCAATGCTCTGCTTCTGCATGGCATCATGTCTGTAGATTTCTTTTTGAATCTCCATCTGCATCTCACGAATCTGATCAATACCAATTTCTTTTACTTCTTTGACAAATTCTTTCCCGGCAAAACCATAATTCTTTTTCAAAAAGTTGGCGGTGTACTGGGGATCCTCAAAGACTTTTTCATCACACTCCACTTCGATGATACGGTTAATTGCTCCGCCCTGAGTGACATAAGAGTTAAGTGGTCGCTCACCATTGGTCAGTATCGCATTCTTCCACCGATTTTCTTTTCGAATTCCTAAGTCCCTGTTTGATCGGCTCTTGCCCTTTCCGGAGCACAGATCATATACAACACCCTCAAAGTTATCTCTGATTCTAGCGCTGACCTTGCTTGAATCGTCCAACATCAAAGGCAGATTGTTTAGCAGATCTGACCGGACCTCTAGCTGTACATCTGTTGTTTTAAAGTCCCCTATGTACATACTGTCTGCCGGATTTGCCCATACAGATGCGGCCAGCATCATGGCAACTGTCTTTCCACCTTCTGTTTCGCCCCATAGATCCACAATGAATGGAAGCGCACCGAGCAGTCCAACCAGAACACTGGCAAAGGATGCCGCAAGAAAAAATTTAATCTCCATCCGGCCACGTTTCCGAAGTTCGCAGACATGATTCAACCATTCCATATAGCTTCCTTGCTGCCGGATACTTTCATACAACTGCTTGAACTGCAGATCTCCATCAAAGAGGATGTCCGTATCGTATGGTATAAAATCTCCACCAATCCATCCCAGTTTTGACGTAGATTTCTGCAATGGGATATCATTATCATTCAAATTTTCTACATCCGACAGGTATTTAACCAACAGCTTCGCATTCTCCGAAGTTACGGAAACACCAAGCTTTGACAGACTCACAATTTTGCTGGCAGAAGATATGATATCTTTCGGTACTGTAATCTCTGTCCAGCGATGATTCCGTTTGTATGCCAGTTTGATCTGTTCTTCTCCCGTTTCAAGATTCTTCAAGCGTCCAATTGGGAGGATTGGATGATAACAGACAATGACCTCATTATCATAATCCTTATTGAATGTCCTTATGCCGTCATCTGCCGCCAGCCATGACCCGCATTTCATTGCCTCGTATTTTCCGGTAAAGTCCGTCCAGTTACTCAGAGCATTACGACTCCGTCTCTTCTTGTTCATTTCCTGCTCGGCTTTTTTGTAAGCTTTTAACATCGTGTCGAATCCCTGTTTTACGCCCAGTTCCTTCGCTCTGTCCTGAAAAGAAAGCAGCATCCGCGCCTTTTCAATCTCATCTTCTTGCTCAAAGATTTCTGTAAAGACTTCTTCAGCAAGAATGCTCTTCTTGTCATACTCACTTAATTTTTTCATTTAGCGCTTCATTCGCCTCCTTGTCATATTCATCATGCAAATACAGCTGATACTGCAGCTTGTTATAACAATCCGTCCAAGTGTCAGAAAAAGGTTCTGATCTCTTCCACCAGTCTCTGTAAATATCGATCAAAAGATTATTTAGTGATCTTCTGTCTTTTTCTTTCCGCTTCTGTTTGTCCCTCATTTTTTTTCGCTGATCCGAACGATATCGGACCAGCTTTGAATGAAATGTAGGTTTCTTCTCGTACTCTCCACCAAGCAGATGAAAGGCATCTTTAAAGTCGCAGCACTCCATCAGCATAATGAACGAGAAAATATCTCCATGGGCTCCGCATGCAAAACAATGGAAGTCTCGGTCATAGATCTTCATGGATGCATCTCTGTCTCCACGATGGAAGGGACAATGGATGAATCCTTTCCGATCCGGTTGTAATCTATAAAGAGCCAATACATCTCGCATATTATACATTTCTTTAATTTCATCTCTTGTCATAGACCATCACGGAGGATTTCTATTATCCTTCTACCGGTATCTTCTTTGTCGCAAAAAAGATACCTCACCCCATACTTTTTTTGTTGTGTACACAAGATTTTGTACAGTGTTTCTCCCTGCATAGCTTTTGTTTCAATATCCTCCCATTTTCCAGTTTCCTGATTATACTGCCTTTTCCATCGGCGTGGATTGTCCCACCAAATAACGTCTTCTAGCCGTTTTATACCTTTCCCGTGTTCTACGAGAATGACAAGCTGTATTTCATTTTCCTGTGCCAATACAAGTTCTCTTCGGAATCGTGCATGATCACTACAGACATTACTGCACAGTTCCGTTAGATTCTGTTTTCTGTCAATAATTAACCTTGGATTATCATAATTCATATAATCTCCAACCATTAACTTGCTTACTGGATGCGTAATCCCTTGTTTATCAAATTCCTCCACAATCTTTTTGATTGCTCTTGCCTTCTCCCTGCTGTCTATCTGTATAATCACTTGATCACTCCTAATTAAATGGAAGTTCTTCATCAATTCCATCTGGAATATTCATAAATCCATCATCATTTCCTGATGCGGAAAAACCATTGGAATTATTGATGCTTTCAGAATCATTGTTGGAAGCTGATTTGCTCTCTCCGAATCCCACCTGCTCTGCAATTACATCTGTTGTATAGATCTTGGTACCTTCCTGATTGGTATAAGAACCTGTCTGCAGCCTCCCTGTAATTTCTATCTTCATTCCTTTACGGAAATATTTTTCAATAAATTCGGCCGCCTTACCAAAAGTGACACAACTGATGAAATCAGCTGTTGGCCCTCCTTCCTGCTTGAATCTACGATCTACAGCAGTTGTGAAACGGGCAATAGTCTTGCCACCATCTGTGTAATGCACATCTGGATCACGTGTCAGGCGCCCTGTTAAATTCACATTATTAATCATCTTTTTCTCCTCTTTCAAGATCTGGCGTTTTCTTGAAAATCTCCATTACAATTTTGAATTCCTCTACCGTCATTTCTTCGATTTTCTTTGCCTTGATTGATTTTCTCGACAAAATAACCCGATCAGCTACACCTGTACGTTTCTGCTCTGCCCGGATTGTCTGCAGCATAGCTGCATCGATTCGCACATCACTATTAGAATTAACTTCCGCTTTCTTTGCATTCTGCTCTGTTTCTGGTTCTTTTTTCTGACCTTTAGTCTTTTTTGTTTCTTGGTACGGATTCGCAATTTCCCCTTCCAGATTTTCTGCATCTGGATCACTCATATCTTCTGTTGGAATACAGAACACCTGGAAGCATACATACTTATAAGCAATTGCCATTGCCTTATTTGTTGCCTTATCCCCCATATCCATTCCTTCTCCGTAGATTATGGAACAAAAAGAAGATCCATCCTCTCCATAAAATGTAAATTTAATTTTGCAGACTACTTTAATTATTTTTGCACCTTTAGCAGTCTGTCCGATAACTTCCTCTTTACGTTCCAAGATTGTGGGAACAATAAACACCTTATTCTTTGCTAGTGCTGGATGAAGTGCATTAAACACATCATCCACGCTTCTATACTTAAACCCTTGCTGTTTGTTTACTTTGTCCTTAGAAACAAATCCGCAATCCGAGATGACCCCCGCTATTGCAGCATAAATCTTTGGATTTTGTAATGTAGCTGTTTTTTCTCCACTATCCATTATCCCAGTCTCCTTTCAAACCAGATTCCAATACTGTTAAATGCCATTTCCACTTCTTCCAGTTCTTCCGGCGTTGCAACAATTTTGTAAAATGCTGTAATCGTTGTTGGCTGCACAAACGGCAATTCTGTATCATTTTCCAGACCTGTCACCTCTGCTTCTGCAAATTTCGCTTTCGCGACGGCTTCTGCAACAGCTGTTTCTTTAATTTGGTTTTCTCTTTCAATCCGCTCTCTTTCTTCTCTGCGAATCTCTTCCTCTAATCTGCGTTGTGCCTCCTTGTACTCCTGTTTTTTACGTTCTTCTTCTCTGCGGAGAATTTCCGCTTTCTGCTCCTCATACTTGTTTATGTATTGGATGCACTCTTGCAGATTCAGAGTATCCTTATATTTTTCCAAAGCCTTCCATACAGATTCAGATCTCATTCCACAAATTACATCCACATCTGTTTTCACCTTATCTACAGCCTTGTTGATAGCTTCCTTTATTGATTTCTCTGTTGTCGTTGCATTCTCCCATTTTGGATCATAAATTTTTTCTAACGACAGGTATTCCTTCATATCTCCAATCAGATCGGCATAAATTTCCTTGATCCGGAGGCGTTTTTCTTCTTTTCTTTTTTTCTCAAAATCCTTCACCTGCGAATCGATTAGATGGATCGGCTGGTCGATTTTTCCTGTTAAAATCTTCATCTTCTGCTCAAAATCATCATAGGGCTTCATCCATTCTTTTTTAACATTTTTCCTTGCATCTTCAAATTCTTTCTTAAATTTACGAAGACTTGCCAATTCAGCCTTTGCAATATCTTTTGTTTCCTCCGTAAATACAGCTCCTTTGTATTCTGCTAATTTCTTATCCAGTCTTTCCTCTATTTCTTCAAAATTTAATTCAATACAGCCTGGATTCTGCTGAATGTTTAATGATAATTCGTTCATGTTCCTTCCTCCTTATTCGTCACACATGCCGATAATCGCTTTGATGGTTTCGACATTAACGTAATCGTACTGAGCGACTTCTTCGCTCTCGATGTATGAGATTAAAGCATCCATACGAGCATCTGTTCTGCACAGCTCCATAAATTTGGCTACGCTTACTTCTAATGTTTTTTCTTCCATTGCTTTCCCCTCTCCGAAATGGTATTATTAAGTTGGTTAATTACCTAAGCGCCTGAAGATTTGCCGTCTTTCCCTGGCGCTTATTTTAATATCCGAAGATAACCCATGTTGCGATTCCTAAGACAACTATCAATCCCATCGCAACTACTGTCATGACAGCTGACATTGTTTCTTCTCTATAATTGTTCTTAATTCTTCTTGGCTGTCTCTTGATATCAACTATCTGGATTGCTCTTCTTTGGATGTCGATCATATCGATCTGATTCACCTTGTCTCCCTCCCTTCACATAAGATGTACATGGAATGAATCTACTCATCTCCATGCAGTGGTTCTTTCTTCTGCATTCCTTACAGTTCCGCATCTGTCTCACCTTCCATCTTCCGCACCAATATCATCGATTCGATTGGATCATACTCAGGAACATACTTTCTTGTAGCACCTTCCAATGCCCTAAAGAATCGGTTGTAATCTGCATAAACCGCCTTGTCAATCAATCTGTCCGTGATCGCATCTTTCGGATATCTGCCGAGCTTGATCTGATTCATGATGCCGCACTTCCGGTTCTTTACTGTTCCCATCGATTGACCGTACATATCTTTATAGTAAGATGTCCTAGCGTACCGAACGGTCGGCTTTCGCTCCTCTGCAAGTGCTGATGCGATCTGTGGAAGAATGTCTTGGATTCTTGCAAGCTCCGCAACTGCTTGTTCTCTCGTCATGACTCTCACCTCTTTAATCTCCATCGTAAGTTCTTGGAATAAAGTCCTGTGTAAGTGCGTAAAACTCACTGATGTATGTTCCTTCATCCGTGATGTTCAAATCAACAGCAACATTGTGATCATTCATCAGCATGATGCTTGTTGCACCCTCTTTGTCGATATCTCCGCATCCGGCTCCAACAACCTTAAATCCTTTCAGCAGACTTAATTCTTCTGGATATCCGCTGTATCTCTTGTGGTTAATACCTCTCTTCATTGCTTTCACCTTCTTGTTGCTTTCCCATATATACCTTTTCAACCAAAAGCTCTCCCTCCAAAGTCCTGTATCTTTCCACGCTATGTACTGGACTTTCTTTTTTTCCATCTCCTTCTACAGTTTCAGTTCTAATTACTTGTACCAGCTTTGCTTTCATCTCTTTTCACCTCACTTGCTATTTCCATCTCTTTTCCTTATACTTTTCTTACAGGCTCCTGCCCTATCAATACGAAAGGAAAAACAACCTAAATGAACATAATTCAATTTATTTCCTCACTTCTTACAAAAGAAAACATTACTTTTGTCTTATCAATTTTTGGAAGTATAGGTACTTTTTTTACATTGATGCATACGTTACTTATTAATCGAAAACGGATCCATATGAAAATATGCGGACATATATTTGGCGATACAAAAATGTTAATTATCTATGCCTCATTTGAAAATATGTCCAGACTTCCAATCTCCATTACGGATGTTTGCGTTAAAATAGACGATATTCTATATCCTTGTGTTCAACCTCCAATTGTTGCTTACGAGGAAACTAAAAAGGTGAAAGGCGTTGTTGTCTCTCATAGAGAACAGATGTCACTTTCCATGCCAATTAATCTCTCTTCACTTGGTGGTTCTTCCGGTTATATTTGCTTTGAATTTCCTCCAAACGCTTTTCTATCAGATTCCACTGAATTGAATTTCTTAGTCTTTTCCAATCGTGGCAAGGTACTTGAAAAGAAACTTCCACTAGGCCATCCTTTTCATTAATGTATTTCTTTTCGATTTCTACTACTTTACCTATCAGGCTATCATCTTCTTTTGATAGTCTTTTTTTCTTCATCTTTCCTCACCCCACTTTCTTCTCTGGACCATCTTTCTCCTGCTCTTCTTTCTTACTGCTCATTGCTGCCGCAGTTGCGATCGTTCCTTCAAGGTATCCTCTTTCTCTTTCACTCATTGCCGGAAGCTTGTCGGCCAGTGTCTGGATAATCTGTTTTTCTTTCTCTGACATTTTGTTCTCCTTTCTACGATTGTTTTGTTGCTATGTGTCTATTGTATGTGGCTTCGAAACTTTTGTCAATACTTTTTTGTGGCTTTTCGACTTTTTGTTATTATGCCACATTTTCTATTGCTTTTCTTCTTTGTATGCTGTATAATCAAAATCAAGAAAAGAGGTGATGAAATGAACGAACGCCTAAAGCAGTTAAGGAAAGAATTGAATTTGACTCAGCAAGAGTTTGCTGACAAATTAGGAACTGCAAGAAACAATATTGCTGGTTATGAAACAGGGAAAAGAAATCCCAGTGATGCAGCCATTTCTCTTATATGTACAAAATATAACGTCAACGAAAATTGGCTCCGTACTGGAGAGGGTGATATGTTTGTGAAACTGTCCTACTCTGATGAAATCGCACAATTTGTCGGACAGCTCATGACTGAGGAAGACGATTCTTTTAAAAAGAGACTGATTTCAGGGCTTGCAGCACTTGATGAAACTGGTTGGAAAGTATTAGAAGACTTCCTGAACTCTATTCAAATAAAAAAGGACTGATCTATTTCAGTCCTAAGAGTCCACGAATAAAGAAGTATACATTTTTTAATCGTGTGTTATCCAGTTCATCGAGCATTTTGATTATGAGTTTTTTATAATTCATATTATGTAGTCCCTCCGTTCCCAGCAAGAACACTCCCGAAATTCCTTGATTTCATCATACGGCATCTGCCATAAGAAATCAATAGATTTGTCGAACATTTGTTCTTTTTCCTGTTTGTTTCTATTAAGTAAACAATCGATTGACTGAGAACTTATGGGGTCTTACACAATCGTCCACTATAGTGGACACTTATTTGAAATCTGACTCAAACAGATCTGTGATCCTGCATCCCAGACCTGCTGCCAGCTTCTCAAGTGTTCTGATCGTAGGATTGGAATCCTCGTTCATGATCTTCTGAACTGACGATTTTGTTATATTCGACAGAATCGCTACCTGGCGGGCAGACAGATTTCTTTCGTACATGATTTTAGGTAATAATATTTTCATGTGCTTATTATGGGAAGGTCTGCTTAAAAATATTCTAAGCAGATTCTGATTAGGATTGTGGTGTTCCTGATCGGCAGGTTTACAAAGGAGTGAGGAACTATGGGGCTACGTTTTAGAAAGAGCTTCAAAATTGCTCCCGGAGTCAAATTAAATCTGAATAAGAACAGCACCAGTATAACATTTGGCAAACGTGGAGCTCATTACACGGTCAATTCCAAGGGAAAGAAGACTGCTTCTGTAGGAATCCCCGGAACTGGTATATCTTATACCATGTCTACCGGAAGTCGCACCTCATCCCAAAAAACTACAAACCAAGGAGGACCGAACATGTTTCAAAACAATTTTCCTGATTATAACGGGAATAACAAAAAATGGTATCAAAAAACTGGATGGATCATTGCATTAATAATTCTATTTTTCCCAGTAGGTCTATTCCTCATGTGGAAATATACTGACTGGAAAAAGCCTGTTAAATTTGCAGTTACTGCATTTATCTTGTTTTTTGCTATTATAGGATTATTTTCTCCTGATAGCTTAGAGGAAATTTCTCTAAGTGCAAATACAACCAGTGCATATGATATCAATCAAGAAGTTACAATAACAGTCAGTACCACACCAAATGATTACCAATTATCTGATAGTGATTTCAAATGTACCGGTGGAAAATTAAATATTGAAAACGGGAAAATCACCTTCCGCTCTTCATCATCTGGTTCTTATGAAATTTGGGCTGAACATAATGAAATTAAAAGTAATGAACTTGTAATAAAAGTAGAGGATAAGAAAGCAATCGCTGCTACTAAAGCACAGAAAGAAGCTGAAGAAAAAGCTGCCAAAGAAGCCGAGGAGGAAGCAGCAAGAAAAAAAGCTGAAGAAGAAGCAAAGGCTCAAGCTGCTGCCCAAGCTGAGGCCGAAGCGGAAGCTCAACAGCAAGCTCAAGCCGAGGCTGAGGCTCAACAACAAGCGCAAGCTGAAGCTCAGCAACAAACGCAAACTACCACAAGCGAAACTGTATATTGGACTCCAAACGGAGAAGTATATCATTCAACACCTGACTGTCCAAGTTTAGGTCGCTCTAAAACAATATATAACGGAACTATATCTGAAAGTGGGAAATCAAGACCTTGCAAAAATTGTTATTAAATTGAACATTTTTATTCATTTCCAGGAAAGGACGTGATCAC